CTAAGTACAAATGATTGCTATCTACAGGAGGATCTAATTGGGCTCCGGTATCATTTAGATTTTCTACTATATTAGCATTATAAGAAGGTATAAATCCTCCTTGATAATTAGTAGTTAAAATTAAATTGTCACTAGTTATCTCCTCCCCTAATGGAAGATTTACAGCTGATGCCCAGTTTACCCCATCAAAATATGATATTCCTGTAAGGATATAACCTGGAAACGGAGGAGTTAAACTCATTTTAACCCAGTCTGTAGTAGTGACTTCGTTCACTAATTCTGTATCTACGTTTATACGTGAGTTACAGTTGTAATGAACCTCAGCTGATACTGACACTAGGAAAAGGTAATCTAAAGGAAGAGTAGCTTTTTCTATGTAAATATTCGTAGTGCTGGTATTATAGATATAACCCCCTAATGCATCGAAGAGAAAGCCTCCAGTAGAGATTGTATTAGAATTAGTAGTAACTACTAAGTTTCTTAAATCATCTACTCTTTTTTGAGACTGTTCAAATCCCTTACCCTGTCTGTTAGACATTGGGTTATATCGTTGCTTGATGAATCTCATCATAGCAATATTTAACTCAAAATCTACCTCCTGAGGTAAAAGGATGTCAGCCTGGAAGGATGCAATCTTTTGCACCCCCAGGTTGACAGCTATATGCATTTCGTTTACGGTCATCTATTAAGATACTTCTTTGAGCCTTGCTCTCATTGTATTTACTTGACCAGAGTTCTTCTTGTTCTTGAAGTAAACAATTGCATCTTTCATATCTTCTCCGATTGTTTCGTCTTGGAAAATCACTTGATTCCCAATACGACGGAGAACATCTTTTGCAACCATTTCTTCAATCTCTGACTGGACTTCTAGGTTGTCATCCGTGCAGTATTTCAAGAATTTCTCTGGGTTGTTTCCCTTATAATCGTACAAGGTATTTTCGATTTCCATGTCTGAAAGTCTTTCTGGATCTCCATCCACAAGAACTCTCAAGAGCATTTTCATCTTCTCGACGTTGCCAGTGAGTTTAATAAACTCTTTGTCAGCATCTTTTCTAACCTGTACTTTAGCATTCTTCTTAAGAAGATCTTTCTGTGGATCGTAGATATAAAATCTTTTGTTTGCATCCACCCTCATTTCTTCTTCAGACATTGCTACATGTCTGTGCTTTAAGCACCACTTATAATAAATGTAATCCATTGTATTAATTGGACTACCATCTTCATAAGTACCGATCTCAAGTTCTGCTCCTTCAAAAGGAACTTTTAAGCTAAGGCTAGCCCAAAAGTCTTTTGTTTTTGCAGGCCATTCTTGGTGACCAGCTGGTACATCAATAAAATTTTTCAAGAGTTTTGCCTCTTCTTCTCCATCAACTCCTTTGAGTGGGAGGCGGTCTATATACATAGATCCGAGTTTAACTTTTGCTCCAGCTCTGATTTCCTTTGGAAGGTGATTCAGAACCTCTTTGCGTCTGAGGATAACTTTACGTTCCATAATTAGGGTTCTTTTTATTAGTTAAGCTTGGGGAAAGAATAACCCAAGGTTTTATATATTTTTAAAAAAGGGGGGAGTGGTTACCCCCCTTTTTATTGCAAACCAAACACAAATTACAGTGCAACACACTGCATGTCCAAACTAGTATCAAAACGACGAAGTAAGATACCAGCGGTCTTCAGCATGTGAACAGATGCACCGTCAATGTCACTTGCACGGGTGTCAGTTTCAGTAAATCCTTTTGGAACAACTGAACCTGCTACACACCAACGAAGCAATTCGCGGCCTTTCTTATTTACCATTTGGAGGTTGTTTTCACCATCATAAGTAGACTGGTCAACAAACACCATACGATATGATTCCAATGGAAGACCAGATGCTGGGTGCTTTCTAGAAGCTTGAGCCACAGGACCGTGATCGAACAAAGGAGATTTAACTACATTAATTCTATGACCATCAATGTGATCGTAGCTAGTGAAGTAACCGGTGATACCGAGGTTACGACCGCTACCAGTGATGAACGTAGGTTGAGTTGTCTGCAAGAACTGGTTACCACCATAGTAAGTCTTGAGGGCACGGTCGAATTCACGAGCACCACCAATACCAGTGTAAAGGGTAACTTGCTTGTCAGTAGCATCAGTCATACCATAGAACAAATCCCCGATAGTCTCTTCAAGCTTAGCTTGAGTCAACTGAGAGTAAGTGTCTTTGTTGATGATCTGCTCAAGCAAACCAGGACCAGAGATTACAGGTTGACCGTTCTCATCGAGCATGGTAGAAGTACCAGTTGCATCGTGAGTCTTCTGGCCATACCAGTAGTACATTTCACATTCTTCTTTGAACTTAAGCATGTGACGGTACTCTTCGTAATCCATCCACAACTTAGTCTTAGAACCTTCTTTCAAAGGCAATTCGAACTGAGCTACATAGTCTTTAGCATTTCCAGAGAAGTGGTATGACTTACGTACAGTACCAATCTTAGAACGAACAAGACCTGGAGCAGTCCAGTTAGATGCATTACCACGTGAGAAGTCAATACCCACGTTAGCATACAACATACCCCAAAGGGCACCTGGAGAGCAATCAGCTACAGATACAGATGCAACATCAGGAGAAACAATTTTCAAAGTGTATCTCCAACCTGAACCATCAGCAACTGGCTCAGTCATAATACGTGCAAGAGCACCAGACTGAGATACCAAAGTGTAAGGGAAGATAAACCACTTATCAGGGAAGGTAAGTGTGAAAACAGCACCTCCAACACCTACTGGGCCACCAGGAGCAGTTGAAGTTACAGGACGAACATTGATTTCGTGAGTTTTAACACGATACTCATACTCGAAACGGTCGATAGAACGAGTATTACCAACACCTTCAGTCAAGAAGGAGAGAGGGAATTTCTTTTCTTCACGGCCTGCCAAGTGAGTGATGATCGGAGATAACTCCGCTGGACGTTCCATAAGTGCATTTGCCAACGAGTTACTGTCGGTCATCTGCGAGTCGTTATAGTACGTCTTAAGTACTTGCATTAATGACATGATTCTATAATTTTAAAAGTTAAATGGTGTTCGATATTATTCAAACAGCTTTTTCATATCCAGTTGGTCTGGATCAAATTTCTTGGTTTTATTTCTTTCTACTTTTCCGTAGTTCTTAACTCTTTCTTCGTTACGTTGAATTTTATCTCTCAAATTCATTACACTTTGGGTTTTAGCCTTAGTAGTAATGATATCCTGGAGATTCATTCCTTTGTACATCAGATAGTCAATAGCCAGTTTAACATCGAGCTCTGAATTAGCATAATCCATGTCTCTACGTGTCTTGCCTGTTTTATCTACAGGTGCGGAAATATAATCAAAGAACTTAGCCTTTTCTTTTTCAGGGATGCGTATGCCAGCAAACTCTTTTCCTTGGTCGATTGTAGCTGCTACATTCTCCCAAAATTCGTCATTTTGGGCTTTCATCTCTGCTTGTTGTCTTTTTTGGTTGACTACAATCTGCTCTCTTTCTTTATTTTGAATAACTGCCAATTGTTTTTGAGCAACTATTGCTTTGTCATAAAGTTTTCCAGAGTCCTCGTAATCTTCCAGCATATCTTTAATGAACTCATCATCGTGGCCTTTACTTCTAAAGTATTCAGCTACAAATGTTTTTTGAGTTCTAGTATCCTCTTTTTCAATTTCAAATTGACCATAGTCTTTGCTAGGATTGTATGCTTCAAAGAATTTTTCAGAGTCTCCTCCAGCCATTACATAATCTAAATGCTTTTGTACTAGCGGAAACTGTTGAAACAACTCGTTGATTTGATCCTCTGCAATATTCTGAGCAATGTCTTTAGTAAATTCTATCAGACCCTCCTCAGTATCAGCATAGTCATTCTCAAGTTCATACCCCAATGCCTTTGCAATGGAGTCTGCTACAGACCCAGCTTCTTCTGAATCTTCGTCATCAACGTCTTCATCGTCTTCTTGGTCTTCTTTAGCATACTTGTTAGACTGGAGCTCTTCATCGTCTTCAT